TGCTGCCGCTGCGGGGGAAGATTCCGCGTGTCGAGAACGGGTCGAAGGACGCCACGCTCAACGAAACCCAGGCGCGAGCCTGGTGGACCGAGTGGCCGGACGCGAATATCGGTCTGGCAACCGGGGTGCGGTTCTTCGCGGTCGATATCGACATCAAAGACGGCGGGGAGGAATCGCTCCAATACCTGATCCACCAGCACGGCGCGCTGCCGGAGACCATGCAGCAAGTCACGGGGACGGGAGGGAAACATTATCTGTTCGCGCTGCCGGACTTCCCGGTGCGGAACTCGGCACGGAAGATTGCACCGGGGATCGACGTGCGCGGAGCGGGCGGCTACATCGTGGCAGCGCCGAGCCTGCATCCGGAGACCAAGCGGCGGTACTTCTGGGACGGGATCGACCTGATCGAGGATCAGAAGATCCTGCCGGCGCCCGGGTGGCTGCTGGCGGCGATTCAGCAATCGCAGGCGGCATTCGCGGCGAAAGTGCCGGCGCCGGTGCCGAAAGGGATTGCGGAAGGAGAGCGGAACACCACGCTGTTCCGCCTGGCCAGCTCGCTGCGGCGCAAGGGATTCTCGGCGGAAGAGATCCTGGCCACGCTGGTGGTGACCAACGCCAAGCGGTGTGCACCGCCGCTGCCTGAGAGCGAGCTGCGGACCATCGCGGAATCGGCGGCGAAGTATCAGCCGGATGCGCGCGGGGATCTATTTGCAGGCGCATACAAAGGCGGGGCCCGGGGGCCGGGGGCCAGGGGACAGGGAGAGGAAGCGCGGCCGCCGTTGGCTGGTGACGGGCGTGACGAAATTTCGCTGAGCGCGGCCGACGTGGAGGCGGCGGTCGAGGCGGCGATTGCGAAGAACGACCTGGTGGGTGCGGTGCGGCTGGCGCCGGAGATTGCGGCGCTGCGGCCGATGATTCAGGCGTGGATGGTCGCCAAGCTGAAGCTGCACTTCAAGCGGGACTGGCCGGGGCGGGAATTCGCGGCGGCGCTCAAGGATGCGGCGGGGGATCGGCGCGCGGCCGGGCCGCTCGAGGAACCGCCTTCCGGGACAGGGAGCGCCGGCGGGGAAGGGTTCGGAGGGCCGGACCTGATCGGCTATCCGTTTACGGACGCGGGAAACGGGGAGCGGATCGCGGCGCTGTTCGGGAAAGAGATCCGGTATTGCGTCGAAATGAAAAAATGGCTGGTGTGGGACGGGCGACGCTGGGCGGTCGATGAAATCAACGTCATGCGGCAGAAGGGGAAACAGATGGCGCGGCTGCTGTACGCCCAGGCGGCGGGGATCGGGGACGGCGAGATACGGAAGGTGGTGGAGAAATTTGCGCGGGCGTCGGAGGATTTTCGCGACATTACGAACGCGCTGGGCCAGGCGGCGACGGAGAAAGGGATTCCGATCGCGGCGGCGGAACTTGACCAGCAAGTGTTCGTCCTGAACTGCCTGAACGGCACGGTGGATCTGCGCACGGGGAAGTTGCTGCCGCACCAGCGGGAGTTTCTGATTACCAAGCTCTCTCCGGTGGAGTACCACGAAGATACGGAGTGCCCGCGGTTTCTTAAATTCCTGCACTGGGCGATGGGCGAAAACCAGGACTCGGAGCTGAGTGAACATACGGTGCGCCTGGTGAGCTTTCTGCAGCGCGCCTTCGGGTACGCTCTGACTTCGGATGTGGGCGAAAAGGCCGTGTTCATTTTCTACGGGGCGAAGGGGAACAACGGAAAGACGACGCTGCTGAACGTGTTTCGAGAGCTGCTGGGGAAGGATTACTCGGGACAACTGGTGATCGACACGGTGATGTCGATGCGGCAGCAGGATGCGACTACGCGCGCCGACCTGGCCGACCTGCGCGGGCTGCGGCTGGTGGTCACTTCCGAGGTCGAAAAAGAGCATCGGCTCAACGAGGGGAAGATTAAGTACATCACGGCGGGCATGGGGTCAATTAAATCGTGCCGGAAGTACGAGAACCCAATCGAGTTCGAGGCGACGCACAAGCTGTTTATGGACTGCAATTACCGGCCGGTGGTGCGCGGAGTGGACGATGCCATCTGGCGGCGGCTGAAACTGATCCCATTCGAGGCAGTGATTAGCGAGGAAGAGAAAGACCTGCAATTGCCGGATAAGCTGCGCACCGAGTTGGCCGGCGTGCTGGCTTGGGCTGTGCGTGGCTGTCTGGCATGGCAGCAGGAAGGGCTGGGTGATCCGCCTGAAGTGAGCGAGGCGGGAACGCTGTGGCGGCAGCACGATGATCCGCTGAAGGAATACTTGGAGGACTGCTGCGAAGAGGGCCCGGAACTGTTTGTGCGGTGCGCGGAGATGAGCGCGGGGTACGAATGGTGGTGCAAGCAGAATCGGGAAAAATATCCACTTGGAAAAGAGGCGCTGGGGGAACGGTTGCTCTCGAAGGGGTTCAGGCAGAGCCGTAGCCGGCGGGATGCACACGGTAAACAGATGCGGACCTGGGAAGGCGTGCAACTGAACTCGGAGACGGCTACGGCGATCCGAAATAGAAGCGGGGAACGCGGCGGGTGGATGGGGGAGGAAGGATAAAATGTAGACTTTTCCTTCAGGCGCATCGCTTTGGTTTCGTTCACGGCGGTTCATCTGTGACTTCCGCGACCTTCAGGATATTTTTGTCTTCAAACATCGGAAAATATCAGCCGTTTTGTGTCTTGCCACGTCACTAACCCGTCACAAGGTATGTAAGTCGTTTTGTTTTAGTTTGATAGACCGATTCTACCAGACAAGGGTGTGACGAGCAAAAACCCTCTAACTTAGTGATTCTAAACACTGTGTCATTTGTGACCGTCATTTCGTAAGACTTAAAGTGGATGCACGCGTATATGGGAAAAGTTCTCTAAAACGGGTGTCGTGGCCGTCACAATGACACAAAGGCGCTATGGGTAGTATTTTTGTGTTGACAGGCACAACACACGGTGGTAGAGTTCCTTGGTAGAGACGCACTGGCTGTTTTGGATGCGTCCTCGGATCTTCAAGCATTCCTCAGTTACCGCCCCAGGTGAGAAAGAAACCGGCGTTCGGCAGTTAAAGCGCTGACGCCTCCTGTATCGGCAGGATATGGAGTCCGTAAGGACGTTCTGGCTACGCGTGTCTCTACAATCGCAATCACAAATCAAGATTATGAACCCGTCCTCGGGTGGCGCGGCTTATATGTCGCACGCTCATGCAGACCGGCTGATCGCACAGAAGCGCGCGCGATGGGATTACACGGGCTGCCGGTTAGTCCTGCTGGTGCCTGCGGCGCTGGGCGGGTTGGACGATCTGCATGTGTATCGGTTCAGCGGTACCGATGCGCGGCCGGATCGCGCGGTGATGCCGCCATGGCCGGAAGCGCTGGCGAGGATGCAGTGATGCCGGATCTGCCGCCACATCCGTGCAGCGCGCCGGGCTGCGGGTGTTTGACGCCGTGTGCGCGGCATCGTCGGCAGGCGGATGCGCGGCGCGGCAAGACAGCGGCGCGGGGATACGATGCGGCGCACAGGGCGTTGCGGGCGGCCAGGCTGGCGGCGAATCCGATCTGCCAGATTCAGACGCACTGCCTGGGGGCCGTGGCGACGGAGTTGGATCACATCGTGCCGATCGAGCGGGCGCCTGAATTGCGGCTGGTCTGGGAGAATACGCAGTCGGCGTGCAAGGCGTGCAACGCGGCCAAAGCGCAGCGAAAGATGCCGAAAACTGCGGATTTGGCCGCGGAATCAGCGCGGTTTGTGGGCGTCTAGGCGAAAGTGTAAGGCAGATGCGCGGATTGAAAACAAAGGATCTGGAGGGGGTAGGGGGTCTGGAAGCCCTGAAAGGGATGCCCCGTGACCTTGGGCATCAACAGCGCGAAAAATCCCAGGTTTTGAGTGGCAATTTCCCGGGGTGATTTCGGGTTGGTAAACGGCTGAATGGGACTGCGCGGGCCAGTGGCGAAGACGGCGGAGCAGAGAGAGTACGAGGGGTGTGCGGCGCATCGTCCGATGCCGGCGGAGCGCGCTGCGGTTGGGCTGCTCGGGCCTCCGGAGCGGCCGAAGGGGATGGCGGCTGCGGCGCGGCGGGTGTGGGATGCGTACTCGACTCAGCTTGCGGCGGCGGGGATTCTGCGGCCGATGGACGTGTTCGCACTGCGGCGGCTGTGCGAGGACGTGGCGGCGCTCGAAGCACTGCAAAAGGGCGTCCGGCAACTGGTGAGCGAGATGAAGCGGACGGCCAAGGCCCAGGGGGAGCGGCTGGCGGGCGGGGCGATGGTAGTGCTCACGGCAAGCGACAACGGGCGGCGGCTGGCGGTGACGATGAGCGCGCTGGCGTCCAGGATCGGACGGCAGGAAATGCAGTTCGGGCTCACGCCGATGTCGGGGCAGCGGCTGGCGGGCGGCGAGTACGTGGGCGGGGTGATGCCGGTACAGGCGGAAGATCCGCTGGAGGCGACGATTCAGTGACGCGGGCTGGAAAAACAGTAATTCGCCAGGCTCATAACCTGGAGATCGGGGTGCGACTCCCCGGCCCGCAACCACTTACCGCGGCCACGGAGGCGCTGAGCCGTGCGTAGGATGCCCACCATCCAGCGGGATCTGCGGTTTCGTCCGGCGCCGGCGGGGCTGACTGACAGTGACAAAATTTTCCGCACTGCGCGGCGCACTTTGGCAAATACAGGGCTGCCGGTGGCTTTCGAATCGGTGCGGTATCTGGAGGATGTCGAGCGGCTGCGGAGGGCGCGGCAGGGATGGAATTGGCGGCATTGCGCCACGGCAGAGGGGCGGGCGAGTGAGCGGCTTATCGAGAGGCTGGCCACGAGGCTGGCGGAGCGGGAACAACGACTGTGTGTGTAGCGCGGTGGCTGGTGCTCCTCGCGGTTCTGATGGGCACTGACTTCTATCGTCCGGCGGAGTGCGCGTATTGCGGGCACGATACCTGGTGCGAGCTGCGGACCAATGGGAAGCGGCAGTGCCGGGCTTGCAAAATCGAGCGATTTTACTCTCGCGTACTCTATCCGCCTTTGGGACTCCAGTTGATCGATTGGCAGCGCAAGGTGTTGCGCGATCTCTATGGGACGGTTCGGCCGGAAGATGGGCTGCGACAATATACGGAAGCATTCATATCGGTGGCCAAGCAGAATGGCAAAACCTTCCTAGTCGGCGGCCTGCCAATTTATACCCTCCTGATGGAAGACGAATTCATGCCGGAGGCCTATGGCGGCGCCGCGAAAAAGGACCAGGCGGGCCTGGTATTCAAAGCGGCGGCGCTGCTGGTGAACGCGAATCCCGATCTGAGGGCGAAACTCAAGGTGTTGGCGGCGACCAAAACTATCGTGAGGCGCGATGGCGGAGGACACTACACGGTGCTATCGGCGGACGGCGAACTGAACGACGGCATTCGGGCTAGCCTGGGAATCCGCGATGAGGTCCACCGATGGAGGACGGAGCGTGCTTATGCGCTGCGCACCGTCATGAAGAAAGGACAAAAATCGCGGCGGGAACCGCTAGACATCGCCATCACTACGGCCGGAACGGAATACGAATCTCCTTTATGGCTGGAAGAGTACGAGACTGCGAAGCTGGTGCAGAGTGGTGTGGTGCAAAATCCGAACCTGTACGTGGCGATCTGGGAGGCCGATCTCAAGCGGCTGGCGAAGGACAAGGAATACTGGAAATCGCGGGAAGCGCGAGTGGCGGCAAACCCGAGCCATGAGGATCGGGGCGGATTCCTGAAGGATTCGGCGATCGTATCGGAATTAGCGGGCGCGCTGAGGAACGCGCGGGCGAAATCGGAATACCTGCGGTTCGATTTGAACGCGCCGGTGAAGCAACTGGAAGAGCCGGTGATCGACCTGGTCAAATGGCAGGAATGCGCGGGGCTCGAGCGGGACCTGGGGACCTGGGCGGAATACGACGCGGAGCGGCTGGTGAGCGAATGGGGGCTGGGCGGGCAGGATTGCTTCGCGGGGGTGGACGCCTCCTGGACCACGGACCTAACGGCGGTGGTGGGGATCTTTCCGCCGTTTGAGGGCAGCGATGGAAAGTGGACGCTGCTGCCGTTCTTCTGGATGCCGGAGGAGAAGGTCGAGGAGCTGGAGCGGACGTGCCGGGTGCCGTTTTCGAACTGGGTGGCGCAGGGATTCCTGACGGCCACGCCGGGGAACGCGATCGACATGCGGTCGGTGAAAGAGCGGATTCGATGGATGCGGGACCGGTTCAACCTGATCGAAGTACCGTTTGACCGGACGAATTTCCGGACGGAGGCGATGAACCTGCGGGACGACGATCACATCGAGACGGTGGAAGTGGCGCAGAGCTTCCTGACGCTGAGCTATCCGACGAAGTGGCTGCTGGGGGCGTATCCGGACCATCTGCTGCGGCATGGCAATCATCCGGTACTGAACTGGATGGCGGCCTGTATGCAAGTGAAGTACGACGACAAGGACGGGGTACAGCCGGTGAAGCCGAAGCGGATGAAGTCGGCGAAGCGAATCGACGGGATTCAGGCCGCAGTAACGGGCCTAACGCGGGCGCTTTTGTATGCGCCTGCAAAGCCGTGGGCGATTGAGGTCTGGTGATGAGAGTGTTTTTGAAATGGTGGCGACGGTTTCGGCGGTTCCAGCCGGTGTCGATTTTGGAAGTTCCGCCACGGCCGATTAGTCCGACCAGTGGGCTATATGTGCTTCGGACGGATTTCCCTGTGGACACTGAGAAGGGTAAGGAACTTGACGCGATGCTGAAGCCAATTCGTGAGAAGTACGGGCTCGATTTTATCTTGTTGGAGCCGGGGATCACGCTGAGTAAGTTCGATGACTGAGCTGTGGTATAATAAGACTTGGGTTCGGACCAGGGCAATGTTGCTAGCATTGCCGCTGGCCCTAAGCAGCACGATCCATGGAGGGATCATGGTGCCTGAGCAAAAGCATACCACGTTCGGTGTCGTCTATCTGATCCGCAATGCCGTCAACGGGAAAGTGTACGTCGGCAAAACCACGCAAGAGCTGCCGGAATATTTTCGGGAAAATCAACTCGCGGCCATCCACGGTTCTACGCGGAAGACATTGCTGTATCGGGCAATCCGAAAATACGGCGCGGAGGCTTTTAGCATCAAGTTTTTGGATCACGCGTCTCGTGCGTCTGAGTTGTCGGACTTGGAGAAGGTCTGGATTGCCAGGCTGCAATCGTGCAACTCAAAATTCGGATACAACCTGACTACGGGAGGTACCGGCGGCGCGATGGTTGGTGAAGCGTACGCGAAATTGTGCGCACCGAAGAGCGATAGTCACCGGCGCAAAATTAGTGCCAATGCGAGGCTTCGCGGTACGGATCACATGCGGACGCCGGAAGCTCGGGCCAAGAAATCGAGGACACTCAAAGGGCGGACGTTCTCGCCGGAAACCATCGAGCGCATGCGAATATCCGCAATCAAGAGATGCGCGGACCCGCAGTGGCGTCTTCGCCAATCGGAAATCTCGAAGCGGGCAAAAGTTCCTCATGATTCCCAAAGCGGGAAATTTGTGTCAAAGGGAGATCCCACCGGCACGGAAAGGAGGGCGTGAAATGTCTTTGGCTATCATCAGACGCGATTGGTCTCGGCCGATTTCGGAAACTCGAAGCAGCTTAGAAAATCCACAGACGCCGCTCTCCTATCCGGCCGAGTGGTTGCTTTGACCTCTTCAACGGCGGCCGGACGGACGCGGGGATCCGGGTCTCGGAACTGACGGCGTTCCAGGTGGGGACGCTGCTGACCTGCACGGACCTGATCGCGGGAAAAATCTCCTCGCTGCCGACGCACATCTACGAGCGGCAGATCGGCAAAAACGGGCGGGCGATTCGCCGGATCGCCTACGAGCACGATTCGTACGATCTGCTGAGCCTGGCCCCAAACGACGAGATGAGCTGGCAGACGTTTTTGTACGCGCTGATCTGCCACGCGCTGGTGTGGCCGGGGCGTACGCGGAGATTCAGCGGGACGCGGGGAACGGGACGGTGGCGTTCTGGCCGCGGAATCCGGCGAAGACGCACCCGCGCCGGCTGACGCAGCCCCTGCACCTCGAACCGGCGCCGTGGCGGCCATTCCCGGTGAGCCTGCCGGCGGGGCGGATGTGCTTCGAGACGACGGACGGGATCGAGGAGAGCAGCGACGTTACGGAACTGCAAATGAATATCTCCCGCGGCCGGCGGATCATTCCGATGGAAGATATGATCCACGTGCCGGGGATGCTGGCGCTCGACGGGCGGATCGGGCAGGGCTTGGTGTGGCTGGCGCGCAACGCGCTGGGTGGCGTGCTGGCGATGGAGAAGTTCGGGTCGAAATACTTCGCCAACTTCGCCAAGCCGGGGGGGATTTTGGAAGCGCCGATGAACATCGCGCCGGGAACGCCGCTCTACGAGCAGTCGAAGCGGAGCTGGCAAGAGGCGCAGGGAGGCGAGCGCGCGCACACGGTCGCGGTGATGTCGACGGGGTGGAAGTTCACGCCGATGTCGAACAACCCGCAGGAAGCGCAGACCAAAGAGATGCGCGAGTTCCTGCGGACGGAAATCGCCTCGTTATTCCACGTGCCGGTGCGGATGGCGGGGGACACGTCGACCAAGACGCGCGGGTCGACGGAAATGGAAAATCAGGAGCTGTACGATTTCGCGCTGCTGCCGCCGATGACGGCGTTCAAGCAGGAATTCGCGCGCAAGGTCTTCCCGCACCGGGGGATCGGGCGGACGCCGCGGAACCCGTACTTCCTGGATTTCGACGCGACGGGGCTGCTGCGCGGCGATGCGGCTTCGCGGGAGAAATTCAACGCCTCGGGCAAGCAGTGGGGGTACTTGAGCACGAACGACGTACGGGCGCTCGAAGGGTTGAACCCCATCGATGAGCCGTGGGCGGATGAGTACTGGATCCCCGTGAACATGACGCTGGTCACCACGCCGATCGACCCGACGCACCAAGACGGGGCGGGCCTGGGAGAAGCACCAAAACAAGGAGCGGAAGCATGAAACGAGCACTGGTAGGGAAGCCGGAAGTGTTGCGCGCGCTGGAATCGGCGGTGGCCAGCGAGGCGCATCTGAACGCGCAGTACCGGGTGGACTGGCGCGCGGCGAAGTTCATGGGGCTGCGCAAGGTGAAGGGGTGGCTGCATAAGTTCGGGGGGCACGCGCATCAGTGGCTCAAGAAAGTCACGGACCGGACGCTGCTGCTGGGCGGATCGATCGCTTATGAGATGGAGGCGATCGCGGAGCCCGACACTTTGACGGCGCTGCTGCAAAACGAACTCGATCTCGAGATGGCGATCGTGGGTCCCTACGAGGCGGCCATCGGTGTGTGCGCGAAGGCGCTCGACGATACGAGCCGGAACCTGTTCGAGCACCTGCTGAAGTGGCACCAGAAACATATCGGGTGGTTGGAACAACAGCTCACCCTGATCGACGGGCTGGCGAAGGACACCGGGGAGAGCCGGTATATCAGCGAGAAGATCTGAGCGACGGGAGGCGACGGCGATGCGATTTACACCGGGGGAAAAGCGGGGTGTGGGTGCGGCCGGGGTCAGAGAGATCCGGGCGATGCGGACGTTGGAGCTGCGGTCGGAGACTACGGACGGCAAGACGTACCTGAGTGGCCGCGCGGCGCCCTACAGCGTGCTGAGCCGGCTGTGGGGCAACGTGTGGGAGCGGATCATGCCGGGGGCTTTCACGCGGGCGCTGGCGGAGCAGCAAGACGTGCGGCATCTGAAGAACCACGACCCCTCGCTGGTACTGGGGCGGACGAAGGCGGGGACAACCGTGCTCTCGGAGGATTCGAAGGGGCTGAATTTTCGCACGCTGATGCCGGATACGACCTATGCCCGGGACTTGGTGGAATCGGTGGGGCGCGGCGACATTGATGAGAACAGCTTCGGATTCGTGGCGATCCGGCAGGGATGGCTCTCGGAGCCGGACCCGGAGAACGACAAAGATGTGCGCGAAATCCGCGAGCTGTACGACGTCGACCTGATGGACGTATCGACGGTGACGTACCCGCAGTACACGGGGACATCGGCGGCTGTGGAGCGGTCGCTGTTTCCGGATGGGGTGCCGGTCGAAGTACGGGCACATATGACGGGGCGGATGGCGGGGCCTACGGAGTGCGCGTGCCAGTGTCCGGAATGCCTGGATGGGGACTGCGAGGAGTGCTCGATCGCCGACTGCGCGGACGTGAACTGCCGGTGCGGGGCGCGGGCGAAATCGGGGAAGAAGGGCGCCAAGACGAAGCGGGTGGACGGCGAGGACCTGAAGGCCGACTGCTTTCTGATCGTGGGCGACGTGGACGATACGGCGACGTGGAAGCTGCCGTGGAAATTCTCGACCGAAGAGAAAACCAAGACGCACCTGCAGAACGCGCTGGCGCGGTTCAATCAGCTCAAGGGCGTGTCCGAAGAGGACAAGAAGGCGGCTTGGGCGGAGCTGGTGAAGCTCTGCAAGGAGCACGAGATCGAGGTGACCGAAGAGAACAGTCTGTGGAACCGGTTGACGGTGGAGCAGCGCTGGGAGCTTCGGGAGCCCTGGGAGACGGAACGGGCGCAGATTCGAGCGCGCGTGGTCTCCGCGAGTTTGTAGCGCCTGCCGGCGCGCGCGGCGCGCCCAGCAGCAACATGCAAGACGGCCCCCGGAACGTGTTCCGGCAGTCCGGTAAATCCAAGATAAACGACGAGGGAAACGGACATGAATCGCAACGAAGCGAGGGCATTGCGCGAGGAACGGATGGGAATCGCGCAGCAAATGAGCACACTGGCGACCGGGGGCCTGAAGACGCCCGAGGATCGCACAAAATTCGACGCGTTCGACGCCGCGCAAAAAGACCTGGAGGCGCGGATCAACCGCATCGAAGCGGTGGACCGCCTGGAGACGGAGATGCGTGGCACGGGCGCGCCGCCGGCGGGTTCGATGGGCGGTGGCGGCGCCGACGACGCGGCCGCCAAAGAGCTGCAAGAGAAGCGGTACCGGGATGCGTGGGGGCGGGGCATGAAGTTCGGATTCCGCGCGAAGCCGGAGTACGGCATCCCTGGTATTGGCGATGAAGACAAAGGGCTTTTGGCGGCGCGGCGCATGCGCGTGCTGCCTCCGGATCTAATCGCGCAATTGCCGCAGGAGTTTCGAGACATGTTCACGAACGGCGGCGCGGCGTATCCGGGCGGCGTGGGCGCGGCTGGCGGATTCTTCGTGCCGACGGGGTTTGTGAACGATGTGGAGCAGGCCCTGAAGTACTACGGGCCGATGCTCAACGGCGGCGCGGGCGATCCGACGATCATGGAGACGGCGACGGGGCAGCCGCTGCCGTACCCGACTTCGAACGACACGATCGTGACTGGCGAGCGCCTGGTGGAGAACCAACCGGCGACGCAGAACGACGTGACTTTGGGCTTGATCACTTTCATGGCGTGGATGTATTCCACTAAGCTGGTGAAGGTGTCGATCGCGCTATTGCAGGATTCGGCCTTCGACCTGCAGAAGTTTCTCACGGACCAGTTCGCGATCCGGCTGGGGCGCATCCTGAACACGGACCTGACGTTGTGCACGGGATCGACCGTGCAGGGGCCGCTGGGGATCATCCCGGCGGCGACGGTGGGAGCGACCTTCGTGGGCGCCTTCACTAACGACGGATCGAGCGGGGCGAACACGGTTGGGTCGGACGACATGGTGACTCTGGAGCATTCGGTGGATCCGCTGTACCGCCGCGGCGCCAAGTACATGATGCACGATTCGACGCTGGCGGGGCTGAAGCGGCTCAAGGACAAGTACGGGCGTCCGCTCTGGCTGCCTTCATTGCAAGTGCAGGCGCCGGATACGATCATGAATTACCCGTACCTGATCAACAACGACATGGATCAGTTGCAGACGTTTGCCAGCTCCGGGCCGGTGACGCGCAACACGATGGTGTTCGGACAACTCGGCAAGTACCTCATCCGCCGGGTGAAAGAAATGTCGGTGCTGCGGCTCGACGAGCGGTTCGCGGAATACGGCCAGGTCGCGTTCCTCGGATTTGCGCGGTACGACGGCAACCTGCTGGACGCCGGAACGCATCCGGTGAAGATCGGGCAGAACATCTTCTAGGCACAGGAGGGCAGGCGATAGCGCCTGCCCCACTAAACGCCTAACACCAAAGGGAACAGAAAACTTTCGGAGGACGAAACGAATGAGCAACAGAATTCCAAGCAACTCGGTCGAGATGAACCCGTACAGCCCGATCGCGAACCTCGACCTGGCGTTCGGGCGTCAGGTGGTTTCGGTCGCGGGTCCGACGGCCATCGCGATCAAAGAAGGCCTCGTCTTTGTGACCTACGCCAACGTGGCAGCTATGACGCTGGCTGCGCCGGCGGCGGGGCAGCAATCGGCGGGTGGCGACGACGGGCGCACGCTCGTCATCATGGATACGACGGGGCATCCGCACACGGTGGGATGCGGCGCGAGTGGGCTCAACGGAAACAAGGCCACGATCACGTTCGATGTGGGCGCGTCGGTGTCGAATGCGGCCCCGGGTGCCCGGGTGACGCTGGTGGCGTTCAACGGCAAGTGGTGGGCGGATCCGAACGCGCTGGCGGTATCACTGACATAGGAGTGTGGTGCGAAGGGGGTCGGGGACGGCCTGACCCCTGTTTTTGAATCGCAGGTTCGAGGAGAAAAGCCAAATGGGTGCGCAGTTAAATTACAGCCGGATTTTAGGGCCGGGGGAATTTGAGACCGTGCCTAAACTCATTCCTGCCGTGGCGGAGGCTGTTTACGTCGGCGACTGCCATGTGGTCGAAATCCAACTGGTCAACGAATCCGTTGCGGCGGTAACGGTGACTATTGCGGATAAGCAGGCCACGCCGCGCGCGGTGATCCCCCCGGCCATCAGCATTCCGGCGGGCACGGACATGATCTGGGAATTCTCCGGGCGCTTCTGCCCTGGTGGCATCACGTGGGTGGCCGGAACTGCCAGCGCGGTGACTGGCTATGTGAGGGCGCGCGTATGAAGGGCCGCTGGCGGAATGATTAACGACTACTGCGATTATTGTGCTCGCGAGTTTGGACGCGACCCGGGGGCGCCGGCCATTTGTCCGAACTGCGGGATCGAGAACGCGCGGCAGGTACTGGCTGCGGGCCGGGAGCCGGAGCGGGCACCCGGGGAAACTGCGATGCTGGCGCCGGCGGTGGAGCAGGCGGTGCGGCCGGCGCTGAAACCACGGAAGCGGAGGGGGCGGTAGGTGGGATATTGCCGACAGACGGCGCTGCCGAGGGACGAGCCGGTCTCACTCATCTTCGACAGTTTGCGGCCGAAGATTCCTGTAACTCATTGATTCTGCTTGCAGGGGCGGTCTCCGACGCGATAATGTAGTGGCACGTTTGCTC